AGACTTGTGTAACCATTGTTTTCATGATGTTGAGTATGACATTGAGTCTCTCGAACGAGAAGACTTAAGGGAAACTAACGATGTCGAAGACGAGATAGAACTTGATGACTTACAAGGAGACTTGTTAGATGTCCAATAAAAATGATATTACTGGTGATAGACTTATTAATAAAAGACTATCTAAAGAAGGTGAAGCTAATTGGGATTTAATATTTCCTAAAAAGAAAAAAGAAACTTTACCTGAATATGAACTTGACAAGTCTACTGGTGAAGTTGTTAAAAAGTATAATCCGTAGAACGCAGGGCATCCCCATGGGAGCCTGCATTCATACGGTATGTAATTATTTATTCATTACATACATTGTAACTTCAAAGCCAAAACGCATTTCTGTCGCTGCTGGTTTAGTCCACATAGTGTAGCTCCTTTTAGTTATAGTATATAAATTTATACTATGCTATTATTATACTATAGTTTTATAATTATGTCGTGTGTCAATCTGTTAATAATTACTAAGGATATTCATGAGTAAATTCATAGGTCATATACCCTGTCCAAGTTGTGGTAGCAAAGATAACTTGGCAGAATATGACGATCATTTGTTTTGTTTTGGATGTAAATACTGGAAGTCTAAGAACACAATCGAAGGAGTTCGCAGAAAATTGCTGACAATCGATGAAGAATGTCCCAATGATTTAAACTTAGATTTAGTACTTGACATTCCTAAAGAACCAATGCAATGGTTATTACAATACGAGATAACAAGTAAAGATTGTGAGACTTATCACATTACTTGGTGTCCGTCAAGAAAAGCTTTAGTGCTTGTGTATCTACCACACTATTACCAAGCTAGAAACTTTAGTAATGGACCTAAGTATTTGTCTAAAGGAAACAAACCCTTGCTATTCTATGGTAACAGTGATACAATAGTTATAGTAGAAGATGTTTTATCTGCCATAAAAGTTAGCAAGTCTAACAATATTTACACAGGGTGTCCTCTACTAGGTTCAAGTATGCCTCTAAAACTTACAGAAACTATCCTAGAACGCTTTAAAAAAGTTTGGGTATGGTTGGATAGGGATAAAGCAATTGATGCCGTTAAAATGGCTAGAAATTTAAAACAGAAGGGTATTGATGCTGATGTTATTATTACAGATAAAGATCCTAAAGAGTATAGCACACACGATATAGACTTGATTATAAAGGATAAACAATGAAACAACCTGACGCTTGGCTGTATGAAGAGTATGATACTACTGGAGCACTCCGTGCTAAATACCTTTGGTCATTTCTTCCTGCAGATTTACAACAGATTACCAGACTCAAAGACGTGCATCACTTTGTGCTCACGCCTTTGTATCTGGATGTGAATGAAAGAAAAGTTTACAATAAAGAAAATAAATACAACAGTAAGAAATTAACAGAAGCTTTTTGTGGTCTGTAGAAAGGAGTTACATGGTAGAGAAACAAATCATTAAATTGTTTTGTGAAGACGTAAATCTCTTTACAAAGTATTACAAGTATGTTAACATTAATTATATAAAGATTAATTATAATGATATATATAAATTATTTAATATAGTATCATTATACTATAGTAAATATAATACTAGTACTACTATTACTAATAATGAATTAGAGATATTCTATAATAGTAATTACTTATTACGTGATCAAGAAAGAAAAGAACTTAGTGTTCTTTTAGAAGACATCTTTAATCAAGATACTACTAACAAGGGTATCATTGTCTCATTACTAGAAGAACATCGTAGACGCTCACTAGCAGGACAAGTAGCTATGATGGCATTAGATGTAGAAGGGGGTAAGAAATCTACTGAAGATCTTCTTAATTTATTTAATGAGTTTGAACATCAAGAGGTTGAGTCTGATGACATTAAACCTGTTGATATGGATTTGGAAAACTTATATGACACACAGATTTCAACTCCTGGTTTACGCTGGCGTCTTGATTGGCTTAATAAGTCTCTTGGATCTTTGCGTAAAGGTGACTTTGGGTTTATCTTTGCTCGCCCCGAGACAGGCAAGACTACGTTTCTTGCGAGTGAAATTACGCACATGGTGGGTCAAACTACTGGTGATGTACTATGGTTTAATAATGAAGAACAAGGAAAGAAAGTTGGCATTAGAGTATACCAAGCAGCCCTTGGTGTAACCTTAGTTGACTTGTTTCAAGATAAGACTACTAACAAAGAACGATACAATACACTAACAGGCAATCGTATTCACATCTTAGACTTTGAAGATTCAAGTAGCAAGGCAAGAATAGAAGCAGTACTTAAACAATATAACCCAGCTCTTATTATCTTTGACCAGATAGATAAGATTCGTGGTTTTAAAGGAGAAAGAAATGATCTTGAACTTAAGCAAATTTATCAATGGGCTAGAGAGATTGCTAAAACATACGCACCTGTCATCGCTGTATCGCAAGCATCAGGCGAAGCGGAAGGCAAGCTATTTCTAACAATGGATCAAGTTGACGGCTCCAAAACGGCTAAGCAGGGCGAAGCCGATTGGATCCTAGGAATAGGTAAAGAACAAGATAACCTTAGTCGTAGTAGATATTTTAATATCTGCAAGAATAAACTAGTAGGTGATACTGACACTTTACCTGACTTAAGACATGGTTCTAAACAAGTATTAATTAAAGCAGACATTGCAAGATACATTGACATTTAAATTAAAGGAGTATCTATTTTGGATAATGATTTTACAGAAGTTTTAGAAGCTAGACCTGACTTGAACAGAGCAGACATTTATGATATAATAGATCTAATGGGTCCTAATGAAACCCTTCTTGAAGCAGTAAATAAATACTATCCACTCAACCAAGGAACTGGCGATTGCGCAGCTTAATCTTAGATGTTGAAACAACCATAAGCAATAAGGGTAATCCATTTGATGAAAGGAATAAACTTTGTTATGTTGGACTCTATAGTACTGATGGCACTTATTTATACGACATTGATTATAGCGGAAGTCCTAACAGAGAAAGACTTGACGCTATACAAAGAAGCATCGACAGCCACGATACTCTTGTTGGCTTTAACATTAAGTTTGACTTGCATTGGTTAAGACGCTATGGAATTAATTTTATGGATAAGCGTATTTGGGATTGTCAGTTGGCTCATTTTATACTTACGGGCCAACAATATCCCTATCCAAGTCTCAATGGTGTTGCTGACTACTATGCTTTGGGTAGTAAACTTGATATCATTGCTACTGATTATTGGAAGAATGGGATAGATACTGACAAGATACCTAAAGACTTGTTAGAAGAATACCTCACACAAGATTTGCAGTTAACGCAAAAAGTGTATGAGAAACAGATGGAAGAATTTGCAGTTGGCACAAAACAAATGCAAAGACTTCTTAGCTTACATAACCAAGACTTATTAATATTAGAGGAGATGGAATACAATGGTCTTAAATTCAATGAAACAGAGTGTGTTAGGCTTGGGGAAGAAACTACAAAAGATATTGAACGTATTGATTCAATCCTTTATTCTTATCATAACCTTCCTGAGTTTAATGCTAATAGCACTGAACATATTAGTGCTCTTCTCTACGGGGGATCTATTAAAGTCAGACGTCAAGAAGTTATTGGTACTTTTAAAACAGGGACTAGAGCGGGCTTACCTAAAAGCCAATGGAAAGAATACGTCATAGAGTTTGAACGTTTGGCTAATCCTCTTAAAGGTTCTGAACTAGAAAAAGAAGGTTACTTCTCTAATGATGAACAGACATTACGATCATTAAAAGGTAGTAAACAAGCTAAAGAATTAATAGAACTTATCTTAGCTAGGGCTACATTAGAGAAACGATTATCTGCATACTATGAAGGATTGGTAGTACTACGCAAGACTATGAACTGGAAAGAAGGTACACTACACGGTGTTCTTAATCAATGTGTTGCTAAGACAGGAAGACTATCGTCTACTAAACCTAACTTACAGAACTTTGATGGAGAAATTAAACAACTATTTGGGAGTAGGTATGCTGTTACAAGCTGATGCTAAAGCACTAGAATGGGTATGTGCAGCTTATCTATCACAAGATCAAACTGCTATTAAGGAGATATGGGATGGGACAGATCAGCACACGGATAATCAGGTTAGGTTCGGTCTACCTTCTCGTCTCATTGCTAAGACATTTGTATTCAGACTCATCTATGGTGGCAGTGCTTATAGTTATGCTAATGATCCTAACTTTACTGATACCAGTAAACAAGAAACATTCTGGCAGAACATCATTGATGAGTTCTATAAAAAGTATAGTGGACTTGATGCCTGGCACAAAGAGATTGTTGAGAAAGCTAAAAGAGATAGAAAAATAACTATGCCTACAGGGAGGGTATATCATTATGAACCAGAAATAAGATATGGTAAAGCTAAATGGCCCCGCACACGAATCCTTAACTATCCAGTGCAAGGACTCGGTGCTGATTTGATGGCTATAGCAAGAGTTAGTCTAGCTAATAGACTAAAGAAAGTGGAAGGAACTAAGTTAATAAACACTGTTCATGATTCGATTATAGTTGACTTTGATGAGAAACTATGCGATAATAATAGTATAGTTAAGTTAGTAGATGATTGTTTTACGGACATCCCTCTTAACTTTAAAAAGTTATTTGGGGTTGAATTTAATCTTCCTATGAGGGTCGAATGTCAAGTTGGATCTAATTGGGGTAACATGGAGATAGTAAATGTTAATTAATATTGTTGATGTTGGAACACCTAGTACTAAAGCTTCATCTAATGGTAGATCTTACCAAGAGATTGAAATAACTTACAAGACTGAAAATGGTCAAGTAGCTAATAAAAAGCTTATGTCTTTTAGTAACCCATCGGTATTTAATCATATCAAAGGTTTAGCTAAAGGTGAGGTTGTTAATGTAACGACTGTTAAAAATGCCAAAGGGTTTTGGGATTGGACAGGTATTGGTAATGAAGGAGATGCACCAGTGGCTACACAAAGTAAACCAGCAACTGCGCAAGCAGGTGGTAGAGTAACAGGAAGTAACTATGAAACTAAAGAAGAAAGAGCTGCACGACAAGTGTTTATTATTCGTCAGTCATCTCTATCAACTGCAGTAGAGTTACTAGGACAAGGTAAATCTGTTGATGAAGTTATTGCAACAGCTAAACAATTCGAAGCTTATGTATTTAGTAAAGATCCAAACCCTACTAAAGAAGTAAACTTTGATGATTTAGAGGATGACATTCCTGTATAATTAAAACTATGCCTTACATAGATAAAGACAAACAAAGGGCTTATCAAAGGGCTTGGTTACATAACCGTAAACGAGCCTTTTATAAAGATAAATGTTGTGTTAAATGTGGGTCTAAAGAGCAATTAGAATTAGATCACATTAACCCAGCAGAAAAAGTTACCCATAGAGTTTGGTCTTGGACTGAAGCAAAACGTAGTATTGAAATAGCTAAGTGTCAAGTACTATGTAAAGCATGCCATCTAGAGAAAACTTTAGATGAACAAAAGCAAAGGAAGTTAATTGAAAGCACTTATTGATGCTGATATAGTAGCGTATAGGGTTGCTTGTACGCTACAAGATGATGATGCTCAGGACTTTGCGTATGCTAGGACAGAAGATCTAGTTGATCATATCCTAGTTAGTACCGAAGCTTCTGAGTATAATCTTTATTTAACGGGTAAAGATAACTTTAGGTATAGTATATACCCTGAGTATAAAGCCCACCGTCCTAAAGAAAAACCATTCTGGTTAGAACCTATTCGTCAATATCTTATTGCAACATTCAATGCAGAAGTTATTGATGGTATGGAAGCTGACGATGCACTTGGGTTAAATCAAACAGATGATACTGTTATTTGTTCTATAGATAAAGATCTTCTTATGATTCCTGGTAAACATTTTAACTTTGTTAAGAATGAATTCTGTGAGGTTAATGAGTTTGAAGGACTTAAACACTTCTATAAGCAATGTCTTATGGGTGATAGGTCTGATAACATTAAAGGCATAGAAAAGATTGGTACTAAAAAAGCAGATAAAATCTTAGCTGAATGTGAAACAGAACAACAGTTGTTTGATGCAGTTAGGAATGCTTATAGTAACGATGAAGAGTTTAAGATGAATGCTCAGGTTCTTTGGATTAGACAAAAAGGAAAGGAAAACTGGTTAGATGCTTATATCAAACTGTGTACAGAATAAAGACGGGTCATTAGACTTTGAGTTTCATGTAGACCCTAAAGAGGCTGCCTTCTTAATGGACTATGCTATCAAAGAACTGGTGCGTAGAGGTGTCTTTGAAGTTGCAACAGATGCCGTTGAACAAGAGTTAGATTTATTCAAACAAGAAGGTGGTCAAATCAATTGATCATCCTTCTTTGGGTAGCTCTAATGATTTTAATTTATGAAGGAGAGTAGCATGAGTAACGGAAACTCACCAGCATTCCCGTGTCAAGATAACAAAAAACAAATCTATACTGGTATGAACCTTAGGGATTACATAGCTATGGAAGCATTACATGCATTCATTGATTCTAATTGGTCAGATGATCCTATAGAATTAGCTAAACAAGCTTATAAGGTTTCAAACGCAATGCTTGACGAACGTGTTAAGTATCCGTAATTACTACTATCATCACTTGGAGTCCTCATGAAAAAACTATTGTTAGTTATTGGGTTATGTTTAAGTACAAGTGCAATTGCTGAAGCTTATAAATATTTACATTACAGATATAATCAAAATGTAATTATAACCATTTCAAATATTGATTGTGTTTTACCTGAACTTAAAAGTTTATACCCTTTAACTGCAGTAGCTACTAGGATTGACGGTAACCGTCTTCTAGCGTGTTATACTCACGAGGGTGAAGATGTTGTAATACAATGGTACAAAGGTGATACAAGCAGATTCCCTGCTAATGTCTTTCTTACTAATCCTAAGATAGATGATACTTATAAGAAAGAACCTACATTATAATGGAGTGGACTGATGGCAGAATCAAAGGATTTATTACGTCCGTGTTGCGGGGAGGGTACAGACGTTGGCCTCCTAAATACGAAACGCTCAAAGAAGCACAAACTGGTAAAAAGATTAACAAACTTACTAAGCGCATGGGTATGCACTACAAATGCAAGTCTTGTAAAAACGAGTACCCTGCTAAACAAGTTCAAGTTGATCATATCAAACCAGTGGTTGATGCTAAGGTTGGGTTTACATCTTGGGACGAATTCATTGAAAGACTTTATTGTACCAAAGATAATTTGCAAGTGCTCTGTAAAGACTGCCACGACAAGAAAACTCTAAAAGAAAAGAAACAAAGAGTAATAACAAGTAAAAATAATAAATGATTTTTAAAGTAAATACATTAGATATTGATACTGAAGCTATTACTAGTAAGTTACTTGAACTTAAAAGTCATTGGGAATTACGATCTAATGACTTTCCTTTTTATACATTAGGTAAAAACGCTTATATAGAAGGACGTACCCTTGAGTATAAAAGTCAAAAAGATAAGTTTAATAAACTATTACTTGATAACTTTTCAGAATTATATGATATAATCTTAAAGTATTTATCAAAAGAATTAAATGAACCTGTTACATTAACAGAAGATTTAGCTTACCCTGGGTTTCATATATTTGAATCTGATCCAAAGTTTAA